ATGCTCACCCTCAACCATCTGATCGATTCTTTTCAAGCCAACATCCAGGTGCTCGTCAGCGCCGATCAAAGGGAGCCCAACACGTGGAAGTACTACTACTGGCAGCTCAAGAAGCTCAGGCCGCTCGGTCACCTGCCGGCTGAGACCATCCGGACGCACCACCTGGTGGCGATCAAATTCACGAACGCCTTCGTCCGTTCCTTGAAGGCCCTCTACAAGTGGGGGCTCGAAGAGGAACTCGTGCCGAAAGACCCGTTCAAGAAGTTGACAGTTCCGAAGTGTGGCCAGAGAACGCGGATCCTTCAGCGATCAGAGATGGTCGCGCTCTACCTCGCATCGCCGCGGCCCTTCCGACTCTTCCTCTACCTCATGAGGTTCACCATCGCCCGTCCTGGGGAGTTACGGAAGCTTCGTTGGTCGCAAGTCGATCTTCCAGGTGGTGTCCTTCGACTTAAGGACTTCAAGGGTAAGAAGCGTCGGCGAGACGGATTGAAAGAGCGCACGATCGCGATCGGACCGCGGGCGGTGCGGATGCTCGAAGCCTGGATCCGGCACCGAAATCCCAAGCCGACAGATCCGGTCTTCCCGGCCTCGAAAGGCGGCGAGCGGTCCGCGAACGCACTGCGGTGCATGATGCGGGCGGCCCGAACCAAAGCGGGTCTCGACGCCACGGGCGAAGAAGAACGGATCGTGGTGTACACGATGCGCCACACCGGCGCGACCGAAGCCATCCGGAACGGCGTGCCGCTCCCCGTTCTGTCGAAGATGCTGGGTCATACCAAGACCGACATGACCAACCGGTATATCCACATGGGCGAGCAGGATATGAAAGAGGGGATCGCCCAAGCCACCAAACGCAGGAAGAAGACCGATGACAGTTGAGGAAACGATCGTGGCCACGCTGGCGGCTGACCCCGACTTGGTGCAGATCGTCGGCGCCCGCGTGTACGCCGTGCACATCCCCGAGCACGAGTACCCGTTACCCTGGGTCATGTACCGGCTCGACGAGAGCGAGCCCGTCACAGAGATCGACGGTACGATCCGACTCGTGCGGCACAGTATGCAGTTCGACGTGCTGGCCACGGAGTACAACCAGGCCCGCACGCTCGAAGCTCACCTGGTGCGGATCCTCCACGACAAGCCTGGCAAGCCGCGGCCGGCCTTGCCCGTTCACGTCGTGCAGTGGACCCGCTCGGCCAAGACGCCGCGCGACGAAGGCTTTCAGGTCGAGGTCACTTTCGAACTGACGGCCGACCACGTCGCCGCCTGATTCCGCGGCGCGACTCGCGCCGATTTCTCCGCCGCGGCGATCGCCGCGGCGGGGTAGGGGGGTCTGGACTTCGGCCCGGGCGCCGTCCGACCCACCCGCCTGTCGTGCGTGGGGCCGATCCAATTTTCAATTGTTTTGTTCTGCGCGGCGCGGCGGTAGATATTCACGCCATGCCGAAACCACCGTTCCCACTTCGCGCCGAAGCTCAGGATTTTTGGAACGCCCACGCGGACCAACTTGAGCGAGACGGCATCCTGACAGCCAAGGACCTGCACGCCTTCGCCGTCTGCGCGCTGACCTGGCAGCGGATCTGCGAGCTGCAAGAGTTCCGGGCCGGGGCGGACAACTACCGCGAGATGATCCAACTCGCGAACATGACGAAGCAATTCCATTCGTTCGCCAAACAGTTCGGGCTGATGCCCCGTGAGCGGGCTCACTCGAAGCTCGATCGACCCAAGGAAGAACAGAAAGACGAGTTCGGACTCTGATGCCCATCGCCCCGCCCTCGGTCAAGCCGCTCGGCACGAAGTACCGTCCGAAACCGTCCTCCACGGCGAGAGGGTACGGGCACGAACACCGCAAGCAGCGGTCCCGGATCCTTGACGAGCAGCCACTCTGCCAGGTCTGCCGGAACGCCTTCAGCACCGACCTACACCACGTCGACCTGAACCCGCACAACCACGCCGACGGCAACGTCCTCGCGGTCTGCGAGACGTGTCACCACTCCGTTCTGCACCGCCGGTAACCCGTGCCGCACCACTGCCCCGACGACAAACGGCCCCCCGCCTGGGCGGTCCGAACGGCCGCCGACCGGAAGGCCCTGGAAGCGGGATGCTTTTGGGACGCGGCCGCGGCCGAGCGCGTCATCCGCTTTGTCGAGAAGTACGTCACGTCGCGGTTTATTGAGGGCGAACTCCGGCTGTTTGAGTGGCAGGTGCGGTTCCTTCAGTCCCTGTACGGATGGCGGAGCGCCGACGGCACGCGGCGGTTCAAGACGGCTCTGTTGCACGTCCCGAAGAAGAACGGCAAAACGCTGCTCGTGTCGGCGATCGCCGCCTACGAGCTCTTCGGGGCCGTGCAGCCGAAGCCCCTGGTGGTCTCGGCCAGCACGACCCTGAAGAACGCCGAGCAGGTGTTCGACAACCTCAAGTCCACGGTGAACAAGAAGGGCAACGAAAAGCTCAAGGCGATCTCGAACCCGGTGCCGAGCGAAAACCTGATCGAAGTTCCCAAGCGGGAAGGCGAGTACAAGGCGCTGAGTTCCGACGAGGGCGGGTCCGAGGGCCTCAACTGCTCATGCGTCATCGTCGACGAGGCCCACAAGCACAAGTCGCCGGCGCTCTTCAACACGCTCGAATACGCCACGCTGGCCCGCCCCGACGGCATCCTCATTATCATCTCGACGGCCGGCGACGACCTCACCCACTGGTACTACGGGTACGTCCGCCGCGGCCGGAATTTGCTCGAAGGCAAGGACCTCGACCCGACGTTCTACGCCGAGCTGTACGAAGCGAAGGAGACGGACAACCTCGAAGACCCGGCGGTGTGGAAGCGGGCCAACCCGTCGCTCGACCTCTACGACGGCTACACGTCCGAGCGGTTCGCCTCGACGCTCGCGACGGCGAAGAAGGACACCGCGGCCTGGCTGAACTTCGTGCGGTACCGGCTGAACATCTTCTGCCGGTCCGAAGACGCCGTCTGGATCCAGCTCGCCGAGTGGGACCACTGCCGCGAGTCGCGGCCGGCGGCGGCCGTACTCGCCGGCTGCCGGCTGTGGCTCGGGCTGGACGGATCCCAGACCACGGACCCCACGTCCTTGAGTGCGGTTTGGCTGCTGCCCGACAAGCGGTACTACGCCGAATCCCACGCCTGGGTGGCAGAGGACGGCGTTCGGAAGCGGGAGAAATCCAACCTGCCGAAGTACGCTCAGTTCGTGGCCACGAACTGCATGACCATCACGCCCGGCAACCTGATGGACAAGAACGCCGTCCTGCCGGCGATCCTCGCGTACCAGGGCCGCGGGCAACTTCAGCAGCTCGTGATGGACGGCAGCATGGTGTGGGTCTTCGGCTCGGAGATGACGAGCGACCACGGCATCAAGGCCGAGAAGATGCCGCAATCGAACCGGTACTTCGGACCGGTGGTGAAGCAGTTCAAGTTCGACGTGCTCGAACGCCGGCTGATCCACGACGGGAACGAGTGGCTCCGGTGGTGTATAAACGCGGTCCGCCTCGACGTGAACAAGTACGACGAGGGCCGTCCCTACCGCAAGAAGTCGGCCGATCACATCGACGGGGCGGTGTCCCTGCTGATGGCCTACTCCCAGGCCGTGCAGGCGGCGGCCGTCCCCGAGCAGAGTTCCGCCGGCGTCATCTTCCTGTGACCGTAGATAGTGGCATGCTCACCGGCGTTCAACAGTGGGTTCGCCGGCGGGCGATCCAGTGGTTTCCCTCTTCGATCTTCTACGGCCCCGGCCAACCGATCGGCATTCCGCCGTCCGGGCCGTCGGCCGTCCGCACCCCCGACGAGGCCCTCACCCTGTCCCCGTTCTGGGCCGGGGTGCGGAAGTACCAGTCCGCGCTCGGGTCCCTGCCGCTCGTCACCTACCAGCGTGACGCGAACGGCGACCGCAAGCGGCTCGAAAGCTCGCCGACTTACTGGATCCTCCACGACCGCCCGAACCCCATCCAGTCACGGGCGGCGTTGTTCGAATGGGTCGCGCTGCAACTTTTCACCGAGCGAGAGGTCCTGTTGCACGTCCGGCTGACGGGCACCGGCTATCTGGTCGGCCTGTACCCGATCCACTGCTCAAAAGTGGTCAACGTCCTGATCGACGACGACTGGAACCGGGCGTGGGTGGTCAGCACCCCCGAGGGCGTGGAGGTCTACCGCGAAGACGAGATCATTCACCTGTACCTCTTCTCGCGGGACGGGATCCGCGGCACGCGGCTGCTCGACTACGCCGGCTCGTCGCTCGGCTTGCACCGCCAGGTGCAAGAGTCGGCCGGAGCCTTCTACGAGAACGCCGTCCGACCGAGCGGGTACCTGAAGTACTCCGGCACGCTCGACGCCGCCGCGGTGAAGCAGATCAAAGAGCACTTCCTGGCGGACTACGCCGGCACGGGCAACCGGGGCAAGCTGCCGGTGACGATGCAAAACGGCGAGTTCCTCCCGCTGAACAACACGAACGCCGACGACGCGAAGATCATAGAAGCCCTGAGCACGTCGGTCCCGGACATCGCCCGGTGGCTCGGCCTGTCCCCGCTCTCGCTCGGGGACCTGTCCCGCGGCACTTACTCCAACCTGGGGGCCGACCGACAGGCGTTCTACGGGGACTCGCTCCGGCCGCTCCTCGAAAAGACCGAGCTCGAATTCAACGCGAAGATCTTCGGCGTGACGAGCTCGGTCTACTGCGAGTTCGACGTGAACGGCCTGCTCCGCGGCGACCCGCAACAGCAAGCCGACGTGGCGAACGTGGGGATTCAGAACGGCACCGTGCTGGTGAACGAGCAGCGGGCTTGGCTCAACCTGCCGCCGGTCGACGGCGGCGACGTGCCGCGGATCCCGCTCAACATGGGTTCGGCGACGGATCTGACACAGATCTCCGGGAAGGGTGACCCCACGGCATGAAGATTCGCACGTTGAGCAGCGCGCCCGAAGTCCGCGACGATCGCCGGCTCGTGTTCTACGCCGCCGTGTTCGACACCCCGGCCACGGTCACCGAGAACGGGGAGACGTTCTCGGAGGTCATCCGGCCCGGGGCGTTCCGTCGCACACTGGCCGACCCGGCGGTGGACGTGATCGCAGACTTGGAGCACGACCCGGCGAAGACCTTCGCCCGGCGGTCCACGGGTTTGCTCCTGCAAGAGGATCCCCGCGGACTGTTCGCGTCCGCCTACCTCCCGCCGTCGGCTCTGAACGATCAGATCCTTGCGGACGTGCGGTCGGGTCGGATCAACGGGGCGTCGTTCCAGTTCACGGACGCCCCCGGCGGCCGCCGGCGAACGGCCGCGGCCGGCCCGGGCGGGCTGCCGACCGACGACGTTACCGACGTGACGCTCATCGACGTCACGCTGTCCGCCGGCCACCAGGTCTACAAGGCGACGACGGTGTCCGTCCGCACCGCCGGCCCCGATCTGGAAAATCTGTTTTTGCGTCTCCGGTTGGCGAAGGCCCGCCGTACATAGTGGTGCTGCCCGGGCGGCGGGGTTTGGTTCCTTTACCCGCCGCCCACTTCCTCCCGCCTCGATCCGAGTCACACTTCCCAATGCTCTGCACTTCGCCCCGCAAGCGTACCGCCGACACCACTTCCCCCGCGGCCGATCCGGCCCGCCACGTCCGCACGCAACCGGCGGGGTCGACGACCCCGCCGGCCACGCCCGCCCGCACGCTGGCCGAGCTCCGGACGGACCACGCGAACACGATCACGGAAGCCGACGCGCTGCAGACGCGGAGTCGGACGCAGGCCCTGACGGCAGAAGAGCAAACCAAGTTGATTTCTCTGGTGGATACGGCCGAGCTGCTCGCCGGCGAAATCGACCAGGTGCACACGGCCGAGCGACTCGCCGCCCAACGGAACCGGGCCACGGCCCCGACCCGCCCGGCCCCGGCCGCGCCGACGATCATCGTCGCCGGCAATTCCCGGGTGCCGAGCGAAGAAGAAGGTTTGCGGATCTGGTTGAACAGCTTCGGCGGGCGGGTCTCGGCCGACGACGTTTACCGAGCCCGCACCGCCGGGTTCGACGTCGGCAGCGGCCGCATCGAACTCCGGGCGGACTACGGCGGCACGCTGAACGCCCACAAGCGGACGATCAGCAAGGGGGCCGACCCGGGTCAAAAGTTCATCCCGACCACGTACTCGGACAAGGTCACCGAGTACCTGACGTTCTTCAGCTCCGTCCTCGGCTTGGTCGACAGCGAGACGACCAACGACGGGAACGACCGCACGTACTTCGTCGTGGACGACACGGCGATGATCTCGGACTACACGACCGCGAGCAGCGGGACCGAGCTCGCCCCCACGATCCCGGACAACGACCCGACCCTCGGCTCGGTCGTCATCAAGGCCCGGACGATCACGAGCGGCTACCACAAGTTGACCCGCGAGGCCGCCCGCGACACGGCCGTCTCCCTGACCGACAAGCTGGCCAAGGCGATCGGCAACAGCCACGGGCGGAAGATCGAGAAGGACGTGATCGGCGGGAACGGCACGACCGAGGCCCAAGGCCTCATGACCGCGTCGACGCAGTTCGGCTCGCTCATCACGGACATCTCGACCGACTCGTTCGACGACCTGTATTTCGCCATGCCCGAGCAGTACCGGAACGGGGCCATCTGGCTCGTGTCGCCGACGCTGCAGGCCCGGATGCGGAAGAAGTTCAAGGACACCACCGGCCGCGCGCTGTTCAGCGACGCGATCGAAGGCGACCGCCGGGTGATGCGGTACGGCGGCTGTCCGGTCGTGGCGAGCACGTTCATGCCCGGGTGGGCGGTCAACAAGAAGGCGGTCGTCTTCGTGAACCCGCTCTTCTACCTGCTCCGTCTGGTGGCGGGCCAAACGATCGACGTCCTCACCGAGAAGTTCCACCCCCACCTGGCGTTCGCCGGCCTCATGTCGTTCGGCGGCGGTTGGCTCGGGCCAGCCGCGGCGAACCAGTGTTTGACGACCGCGGCCAGCGGCCTGGCGGCGTAACGACCTACACCCCGAAGTAGACCGCGGCCGGCGCTTGTGGCCGGCCGCGGTCGCTAGTTCAACCGGCCCATGCACACCGACCCCGTCGAGATCCTGACGCCCGCCGACACGCTGCCGGTGACGCTCGGCGAACTGAAGTCGCACTTGCAACTCAACCGGGCCGACGACGACGTCGACCTCACGCTCTACTTGGCCGCGGCTCACGGCCTGTTCGAATTCGAGACCAGCCGCGCTCTCATCACCACAACCTTCACGCAGTACTCGGCCTTCCCGCGTGGCCGCACGCCGATCCGGCTCGCCCGCGGGAAGGCCACCTCCATCACCGCCATCACCTACGCTCCGGTTGGCGGTGGCACCGCAACGCTCACGGGGTTTGTCCCCGACCTGGTCGCGCCGATCGGGTACGTGTACCCGCCGGCAACGGGGTGGCCGGCGGTCGACCCGCTCAGCCCGCGGCCCGTGCAAGTTAGGTTCGTCGCCGGCTGGCCGACGGCGGCCGCCGTCCCGCCGGACGCCAAGGTTGCGGTCCGGCAACTCGCCGCCCACTACTACGGGCACCGGGACGCCTACGAGGCCGGCAGCCTGGACGAGACTCCGGACGGCTTCCGCCGCGTGTGCAACCGGTACCGGCTCGACATGGGAATCGTCTGATGCCCGCGACGAACTACCCCGACCTCTTCGCCTGGGGCGTCTACTCGCGGTCCCCGGACACGTTCGGGGACCCGAAGCCGAACGAGCACTGGAGGGCGTGCGGCAAACTCCGCGGCCGACTGGAAACCCGGACGGCCACCCAAGAGACTCGCTTCGAGGGCGTTCGGCAAGTGGACCGTACGACGATCTACCTGCGGCAGTACCTCAGTGTGAAGCCGCTGGACCGCCTGACGGATACCCAGTGGGGCGACGTGTGGACCGTTGAGACGGCCCGCCGCGGCGACAACGAAACCATCGTCGACGTGATCCGCAAGCCGGCCGATGAGTGAAGGCTCGGTCACGCTCGACCTTGCCCCGCTCGACGGCATGCGGAAGGGCGTCAAGCTCGCACTGAAGATCGCCGGCAACCGGGCGGCCAAGCCGATCCGCGAGCGGGTCATTGCCGAAGCGACCTCGATCCAACGCTACGGGTTCCTGGCCGCCTCGATCGGGACGAAGACGCAGAGCTACAAGCCGACGAACATCGTCAGCGTCGTCGGCCCGAAGATGAGTTTCACGCGGACCCGCGGTACATACAAGCGGGGGCCACGGAAGGGCCAGAAGCGGAAGCACATCCCGTACCTGTACTCCTGGCTGGTGGACAAGGGCACGAAGCGCAGCCGCAAGTTCGGCTTCCTCGACAAGGCTTACAACTCCGCGGCCGGGAACTACGCGGCCGACCTGACCAAGGCATTCGCCGACGAACTGGCGAAGCGCAACAAGTGAGACCAAATGGCCAATGAATTCACGATCGGCTTCGGGGCGGCCCTGACCATGGACGCCACCCCGGTGGTCGGCATCGCGATGATGCAGATCCCCGCCCGCGAGTTCGGCGAGTCGGAGGTCACGTCGATCGACCAGGCCGACATCGACCGCGTCTTCATCCCCACGCTCCGGGACAACGGGACGGCGACGGCGGAGCTGTACGCCAGCGCCGAGAACGTCGCCGCCGCGCTCGCGCTGCACGGCGTTAAGAACAAGACGTTCGTGTGCAAGAGCCCCGACCCCGACGGCGAGGGGGCCGCGCTCGGCAAGACGTTCACCATCACCGGCTTCCTCAAGAAGATCGGCGAGACGAAGTACGAGAAGGATCAGCCGAACAAGTTCACGATCGAGATCCGGTGCAACAAGATCGTGGTTTCCAACTCCGCCAACGTAGGTGCCTAACCTTGCTCTCTAACCTGTACACGCCCATGAACCGCAACGACTTGAAGAAGGCCAACGTGGTCCCCGTGCCCGGCGTGCCCGGCGTGTTCGTGCGGGAGATCTCCGGGAAGGAGTACCGCAACTTCCAGGGCGCTTGCTCCTCCAGCAAGGTCGACCTGAGTTTGAGTGACGACGATCGGAACCTCCGCGCCGTCTACCAGCTCGTCAACCTCACGGCCTGCGACGCAGACGGCCGGCGTTTCTGGACCGACACCGAGATGGGCGACACGGAGGAACTCCCCGTCGTCCGGGCCAAGGCGATCTTCGAGACCGCGTTGGCACACAACGGCCTCAGCCCCGACGCCGAAAAAAAAGTGAACTGACGGACCGGGACCGCTTCGAGCTGTCGCTCGCGCTGCAGTTGGGTTGGCCGTCGCGGGCGGACATGCTTCAGGGCATGACCGCCCGCGAGCTTTTGCAGTGGGAGGCGCTTTGGAACCACTCGCCGTGGGGGCCGATCGCCGCGGATTGGCGGTTGGGAATCCTGATGAGCAGTTGGAACGGTCAGGCCCCGGACCAGAATCGCCCCAAGTGGGGAAGGGAAGCTGGCCACCGCGTCGTGCAACTCACCTTCGATCAGGCCTGTCAGGCTTTCTCACGAACCCGGTAACGCATGGCCCTCTCGATCGGCACCGCCAGCCTGAAGCTCGTCGCGAATGCGGACGCCCTCACGGGGGTGCTCGACGGGGCTTATGCGTCGGTCCAAGGGTTTCGCAAGAAGGCCGAGGCCGCCGCCAAGTCGCTGAGCCTCGCGCCACTCACCTCGTCCATCCCGCTCATCGGCGGCCCGCTCACGGCCGCGTTCGCCGCGGTGACCGGCGGGGCCAAGTTGTTCGGGGATGCCGTCGCCCGGACCAAAGAGTTGAGTGACATCGGCCGCCAGGCCAAGTCGATCGGGGTGGCGGCCGACCAGTTCATGGGCTTGAGCGCCGCCGCAAAGGGCGCGGGCATCGAACAAGATCAGTTCAGCAAGCTGTTGTTGAAGGGGTCGGCGACGATCGCTTCGGGTTCGGCCGCGGCGGTGAAGGGGCTCGCCGCGATCGGCTTGAAGCTCTCCGACGTGCAAGGCCTCTCGGCCGACCAGCAGTTCTACAAGATCGCCGACGGCTTGAAGGGCGTCACGGATTCCGGGACGAAGGCGCTCGTCGCCCAGGAGTTGTTCGGCAAGGGCGCGTACGACCTGTTGCCGGTTCTGGCCAAGGGCGGGGACGGCTTGAAGTCGTTCGTCGCCCAGCAAAAGGCGATGGGCACCGCGCTCAGCGACAAGGACATGGCCGCCGTCGAGCGGGCCCGGTCGGCGATGCCGAAGATCCAGGGCGTGTTCGACGGGCTGTTCAACAAGGTCGTCGTGGCGATGGCCCCTCTCATCGAAACGGTCGGCACCGTCTTCTCGAAGATCGTCGGCAAACTCCAGCCCGTGTTCGACTGGATCGCCCGCGCGGCCGAGGCCTACTTCGGTGTGATCGGGCCGATCGTGGAAGAGGTTATCGACGCGGTGTCCGAAGGAATCGGGTCCGTGGCGGACCTCTTCGGGGGGATCTTTGACAACGCGGCCCAGATGCCCACGATCGGGGAGGTCATCACCGGGACGGTCTGGGCCGTGGTCAAGGCATACGCCTACGCCCTGGACGGGGTGAAGGCGTTCGGCGGGGCCGTTGGCGTCGTCGCTTCATACGCGGTGGATGCGTTCGGGTCGGTCGTCAAGGTCATCGGAGACGTCATCGCCATCGCGGCCGAGCTGCCCGAGAACCTGGGCGGCGGCATGTTCAAGGACGCCGCCGCGGCGGTGACGCGGTTCGGGGAGCGGTCCAAGGCCGCGGCCGATGACATGCGGGCCTGGGGCGGGCGACAGGTCGATGCGTTCGGGTCGAACGCCGCGCAGGTCGACGCCTGGTTTGAGAAGTTGCAGGCCAAGAAGACGGTCGAGTTGGAAGTCAAACCGTTCGTGCAGAAGATCCCGCCGGTCAAGCTCACAGTAACGGCCACCGTCACCGAAAAGTACCTGGGGGCCGCAGCCCTCGAAGAAGGAAGCAAGGAAGCGTACGCCGTCCGGGCCAAGTGGGATTTCGGAACGACCAAGTTAGCGACGGCCCAGGAGAAGGCGAACCAGATCCTCGGGGACATCAAGACCGGGATCGACGGCGTGACCCAGGCAATCGAATCCATTCCCGCCCTTCCGGCAATTTAAACCATGCCCATCACGGTCTACGAGCGGCCCGGCCGCACCTTCACGGAAGACGAGAAGGGGTACGTCAGCGGGTCGCGCAAGTGGAAGATCGTCGTCGACACGCTCAACGCGAGCCCGATCGACATCTACACCGCCGTCGGCGTCAACAAGTACGATCAGCACCCGTACTACACCCAGGCGATCGCCCGCACACCGAAGCTCACCCAGGATGAGACGGACGTCGTCGTCTGGAATCTGGAGATCGAGTACTCGTCTGCGCCCTTCGAGGCTTCGGGGCAGCCGGACGCCGGGTCTCAGCAAGCCCCGAGCAAGAACTCCGACCAGTGGAAAGAGCCCGAACTCCGGCCGCCGGTGTGGGCTTTCACCCGCAAGGAAATCATGCGGGTTCTGGAGGTCGACGCGGTGACGGGATCCTACGTCACCAACTCGGCCCGCTTCCCGTACGACCCGCCTATCGAAGTGCCGTCTTCGAACATGTTGATTCGCATCGACTTTTGGACCACGTCGATTCAGATCGCCACGCTCCGGACGAAATGGGACCGAGTCAACAGCGCGGCGTGGAAGGGGTTTCCCATTCGCACGCTGAGAATCAACGACTTCAACGCCAAGACGCATTACGAGAAAGCCGACGGTGGCGGCCTGCTCAGCTACTGGGAATGCTCCGTGGAAATCGAACACTCGGAGATCCCTTGGAACCCACGAAAGATTCTCGACCAGGGCAGCGTGAAAATCGTCAATGACAGCGGGGTCATGCGATACGAACGGTGCAAGGACGGCACCGGGAACCCGATCGTCGTGCCGTTGAACGGTAGTGGGGAGGAACTCCCCGCCGGCGACGACCTGGTGTTTCGCGAGGTCAACGCCTATAAGGAGGAGGCTTTCGCCACCATTCTCTTCCCATGATCGACAAGCCCGCCCTCGTTTCTTCCCGCACCGCCGAGCGCATTCGGGAACAGATCGCCACCCGCGACAGCGGCCCGGCCGAATCGCCACGCCAGCCGGGACCGCGCCAGATCATTTGGGTGACGGTCACCGGTTCGCCGGCGGCCGGTTGGTACCCCTGTCGGGTGGACATCGCGAGGGTCTCGACGTGGCTGAACATGCCGGGCAAGGCCGAGTGTCAGCCGAACGTGGACGGCGGACCGCTGACGAACGGCGAGCGTTACCTCGCCATTAGTCAGGGTGACTCCGACGCGGGCGTGGCCCGTTACCGCGTGGTCGGTGAGGCCGGCGTGAAGGCGATCGTGAGCGGGCTGGAAACCGCGTGGTGCGGCGGTTTGCTGTCGATCGGCAGCCAGTCCATCAAGGGGGAGAAGACGTTCCGGGACAAGCTCACTTACCAGCTTCCCGGGGACGATTGCGCGATCGTACTCGACCGTCAGACGACGAAGACGGCAATCCTCACCATCTTCTCGGACACCAGCGACCCGGACGGTGCGTTCCTCCGGATCGGTGCCGGGTACAACCCTGGCATGTATTTGAAGGGCCGCGACGGGACGGTCGGCACGTTCGGGCTCGACGACACCACGCACGCGCTCGTCCTCACCTACATCAGCGGCACGCAGGCGATCACGATCAGTTCTGGCCTGAACGACTTCTCGCACAACATCTGGTGTCACGGATGGGTCAGGGCTGACGACAAGTATGAGGTCAAGCGGGTCACCCCCGGTAGCCCACCCGTCACGGTCGTGCACCAAGGCCTCGACGACGACTACACGGTTCGTCTGGCCGATGGATCGACCCGGCTCGTGACGGTCAGGGGCGGGATCCAAGTACCGCCTCCGCCCCCGCCCCCACCACCGCCGCCGCCACCGGAGAGCCCACCGCCCCCGCCCCCACCACCACCGCCGCCACCGGAGAGCCCACCGCCCCCGCCCCCACCACCACCGCCGCCGCCACCCTGCACGGACGAATGGTCTTGTTACGTGCTTCGGCCCACCGGCGGCGGCGACGAAATCATGCGGGGGTGCCTTTGCGCCCCAGGTACGCCGGCGACGATCGACGTCGGCGACGGGACGACGTGGTTCTGGAGTGCGGCGTTCGGGGCGGACCAGGCCGCGTGCGAGTCCGGGTGCGGCACGTCGCCCCCTTCGGGCAGCGGGTCTGGGGGCGGGCCGTGAGCGAGATTCGGTACACGCGGATCGTCAACGGGCGGCGGGTCGAGTTCATCGGCCGATCCGCTGGGCCGCCTGTTGACCCGGCCCAGCTGATTCCGCTCCCCGCGGCCCGGCCGCCGTGCCTGTACGAGGGGCCGGTCGTCGAGTACTGCACGGGCTGCGCCGGCGAGGGCCGGCACGTCCGCCTGTGTGATCTCGCCGGGGCCGACCGCGACACGTGCACGCGGGCCAGGGTCGGACCCGCGGTCCAGGCCTGCGCGGACTGTCCCGACTGGCGGCCGCAGGAGGCACCACTCCCGCCGTTCCCGCCGCCGCCGCCGCCGATGTCCGCCCACTCGCTCACCATCATCCCTTGGCCGCCGTAACGGGCCGCGGTCCCGGGAACCCGTGAAAATGGCGGCGCGTTCGGGCGGACGCGCCGTACATAACGTCATGACCTTCTGCCCCGCCCAAGGCAGCATCCCTGCCCCCGCCACGGACCCGGCGAGCGACGTCGCCGCCCCGCAAACCCCGGCCCATTACGCGGACAACGCGGAACTCCGTGCGCTTGCTCAACAAGCACGGGCCGACGGTCGCCTCCCCGCCCGGTTGGCCGATTTCTTCTACCGGATCGCCGACGGCTACCTGGAAAAGTTCGGCGGCGTTCCCGAATCCGACGTGGACGACTTCCGCCAGGACCTCGTCATCCACTGGATCGAGCGGGCCGTGCCGCGGATCTTCGAGAAGGGCGGGAACCCGTTCGCCTACCTCACGGAGGCGGCGAAGAACTTCGCCCGGGACCGGTACAACCGGGCCGTGAAACTCGCGAGTGATCTCGAAGAGTACCAAGCCACCTGCCACCACTTCGGCCGGTACGTCTCCGTGCCGGATTCCCCGCCCGTGCCCCCGCCCGTCCCGCGACGGCGGAAGGCGTCGCCCCGCCGCCCGCGGGGCCGCGCCCGGGCCTGACCACCAACGGACTCGTCCCGGAACGCACCTTGGAAAATGCAACCGTCATCGCGAGCCTGAGCGCGCTCGTGCTCTCGATCACGAACACCGTCGTCGGTCTGTTCAAAGACCGGGACAAGCTCACGTACGACAAGGATCTCGCCATTCTGAAGACGAAGGTCGAAGAGTGCGAGAACGACCGCGCCGAACTCCGGAAGGACGTCGACCGCTTGAAGGTCAGCGTCGGCCCCGCCTGAATGCGGCCGCCCGGTTCCCCCAAACCCGAGACCTCACCAGTGACATCGAGCCCGCTCTTCGGCAGTCCTCTCACCCCGCCGCACCAGGCCGACGAGATACCGCCGGTCCGGTTCTGCGCGTTACCGGAAACTCTGACGACCGAGGACGTCGCCGCGAAGTGGGGCAAGGCGGCCAAAGGCCCGCTGGCCCATTGTGCGACTGGCCTCCTGCCCGGCGTGACGCAAGAACAATGGCTGGCCGCCCTGGACATTGCCTGCCAGCAGTGGGCCGACGTGTGCGGGCTGACGTTCGTCCGGACCGACACCGCGGCCAAGGCCGACATCCTTCACGGCGTGGGGCCGATCGACGGCAGCGGCAAGACGCTCGCGTGGAGCGAGCTGCCGAACGGGGCCGACACGCGGCTCAAGCAGCTGTACGACAGCGGCGAGCAGTGGGCCGTGGGGCCGGGCGTGCCCGCCAACAAGATCGACATCGTCGCCGTCGCCTGCCACGAGATCGGCCACGCGCTGGGCCTCGGCCACGACAACGCCGGCGGGGCGGCCCTCATGGACCCGTTCTACTCGCCGAAGGTCACGAAGCCGCAAGCGAGAGACATCGCGAGAATCCAAGCCCTCTACGGCCCGCCGAAGGCCGTCCCGACGACGCCCCCTGTCGCCCCGCCCGCGGGGCCGCCGGCCACACCGACGACGTACACGGCCGAGCAGGCGATGGCCGACGTGCAGGCCGTCGTGTCCCGGTTCAAGGCCGCCCGCTGATGCGGGTCGCGTGGCTGTTCCTGCTCGCCCTGTCGGCGCCGGCCGGGGCACAGACGCCGGCGGCCGCGGTCGACGCCGCGGCGCTGGACGCGGCCCGCGTCCGCTCGGCCGAGTCGAGGTACGTCCGGTACCTGTCCCTCTACGACGTGGCCGACCCGAAGGAGCTGACCCGTTGGGACCAGCTCCTTCGCTTTTGGGCCAACAGCCTTTCCCGTGAGGTGGACCTCACGCCCCCGACGCGGGTCACGCCGAACCTCTGGCGGGTCGATCTGCGGGACTACGGTTGGGACGCGAAGGTGTGGGAGAAGTTGGCCGACACCGAGCCGTACTTCCTGGTCAAGCTCACCGCCGCAGTCACCACGCCGGCGACCACGGAACGGAAGTACTGGCCGGGCGGTGTGAACAGCACGGACGGGAAGCATTACGACGCCGGCTGGTACGACGTCGTGACCCCGGCCAAGGCGGCCGCGAAAGTCGCCTTCGGTCCGCAGGTGGACGGCCCGCGGGCGTTGACGCTCGCGGCCTACACCGGGTCCGCCGTCCCGGTCGTGAAGTTGAACTGGTGGATTACCGAGGCGACACGGGCCAACGACCGGGGGACCGGCTATTACTCGTGGCTCGGCCTCGGAGCCAAGGAAGCCGACTTCTTGAAATTGGTCGGGGCCGACGTGAAGGAGGCCCAGCGACTCCGTCGGGAAATCGGGGCGATCGTGTCGCGGTCCCCGGTGACGTTGAACAACCGCGGCCTTGAGCGGTTCGACGCCATCTCCGGCCCGTACTGGCGGAGCCGAGACTACGCGCGGAACAACGCGGAGAAGAACGCCCTGCGGCTGCTCGACGGGGACATTCAGGAGGACGCGAGCGAGCAATACGGGAGCCTCCCGAACCGCCTGTTCGCGTTCTGGCTGCAGAACAACAAGGGCGAGCGACAGGACACGGCGCCGGACAACATCGCCTCGGACGGGAAGAGCACCGGGACGGATCGCCGCGTGGCCGCCGGCATGAATTGCGTGCGGTGCCACGTCGAGGGGATCCGCCCGATCAACGACTGGGCCCGCAAGGTCTACAGCCCGCCGTTCAGCCTGGACGATCGAGACGACCGCGAGCAGCGGCGGAAGCGGTCGAAGTACCTGAGCGACCTGGTCGACCAAACGGCGGACGACAACGCCCGCTACGCCAAGGTGTTGACCAAGACGAACGGCCTGACCGCCGCGGCGAACGCCAAGCTCGTTGGCGACTTGTGGGACCAGTGGGTGGAGCGCGACCGGTCCCTCGCCGACGTGGCCCGCGAGATCGGGGCCGACCCCGGTCGCCTGACGGCGGCGCTGAAGGCGGAAGCCAAGCGGACCCAATTGGACCCGATCTTGGCCGGCCTGGTGCAGGGCGTTGACGCCCGGTTGGAGCACGTCGAAGAGTTGGTCCCGCTACTGCACGAAATCCTCGGGAGGCACGGGCATTGAACGCGAGATGGGGATGGGGTTTGTTATTGGTCGTGCTCCTGGTCGCCGCCGCGACGTCGAGCCCGCCCGCGGGCGGGACGTACGCGACGGCCGACCACGCGCCCACGGTGCTCGTGCCGGCTTACGGTCCGGCGTTCAGCGGCAGTGATGACCTGCTCAAGCAAATTCTCGGAGAACTCAAGGGCCTTCGCGGCGACGTCCAGGCGATGCGGGGCGGGGCGGTTGCCCCCGCGGGCAACGCCGTCGGCGTGATCGGGGCGCGGTGCGCCTCGTGCCACAAGGCCGAGACCGCAGAGGACCGCGGCGGGGGGTTCGTCCTCGTCGAGAAGGACGGCACGCCGGCGGAGCTGTCGCTGAGTGAGAAGCGCCGCCTCGTGCGGCTGGTCGGCAAGGGGGAGATGCCCCCGAGCGGCAAACTGGCCGAGGCTGAGGTGAAGCAGCTCTCGGACTACTTCACCCCTTCACCGCAGGAGAAGAAATGAAGCAAGTCATGTTGATCGTGGCCGCCCTCGCGGGGCTGGCCGTCACGGGGGTAACCGCTCAGGCGGCCCCGCTGATCGTCCAACGGAGCATCACCGTCGGGCGGGCACCCGTGGTGCAGCGTGTGCAGGTGCAGCGTGTGCAGGTGCAGCGCGTCCAGGTGCAGCGGGTTCAACGGGTCGTGGTGCAGCCGATCGTGCAGGCCGTCGCCGTTCAGCGGGTGCAGAAGGTCGTGGTCGCGCCGGTCCAGGCGATCGCCGTCCACCCGGTCCAGGCCTTTTACGCGGTCCCGGCGGTTGTCGGGACGACGGACGCCGAATCGCTCCGGCTGGAGGTCGAGGCACTCCGCCTGGAAGTGCATAGGCAAGGACTCCAACAACGCCTCACGGCCCCGGATAAGTAACCGGGGCGGGTTCCGAACACGGCGGGCCGCCTCCGAGCGGTCCGTCGGCACACTTCCCGCCGGCCTTCACTTCCATGCCATTCGTAACGCGACTCATCCAAGGCGAAGACTTCGACGTCACCATGACCACGGACGACGGCTCGGACCAGTGGACCGGCCGCACGTTGACGTTCGAAATGGTCTCCCCCGCTGGTGCACAGATCACCGTGGAAGGCACCGTCCTCACCGGCGGGGCCCAGGTGCTGTTTCGTAAGCCCGGCCCAACGATCACCGTGGCGTGGCCCCTTGGCTCGTGGACCGTGGACGTGTGGTCCGCCGCGGCCGGAAGCCGGGATTGGATCGACGGGGGGACGATGATCGTCGAGCGGAGGACGCTCCCCCAATGATCGGCGTCACCATCACGTTCAACCACGAGCGGTTCGCCGCGGCCGTCGCCCCGAGCGTGGGCACGCACATCCACCCGAGCGGCCCGAACCTCATCACGGCCGCCACGTCGACGAACCTCAACGGTTTCCTGACGGGCAACCGGTCAGTCGGCTCGCTCCCGTATGCGGATGCGCCTTCGGAGGGCACTTGGCTCGCCGGGGCCGAAATCGACGATCAAGGCAACGGCCAGCCGGTGTGGGTTGCCCCAGGAACGGGCGGACCCGGCGGATCATTAACGGTCCGCGAGATCGACGGTAGTCCGTCCGTAACTGCCACGGTGATCGAGTTCCCGAACGGCACGCTAACGAACCAGGGCGGCGGTGTGGTCCGGGTCACGACGGTCACTGGGCCGGCCGGCCCCATCGGCGCGACCGGACCAACGGGCGCAACAGGGTCACAGGGGCCGAAGGGTGATAAGGGTGACACTGGAAGCCAGGGGCCGCAAGGCGCGACGGGTGCGACCGGATCGCAAGGGCCGAAAGGTGACACGGGCGATCAAGGGGCAACGGGTGCTACAGGAGCCGCCGGCGCAACGGGATCGACGGGGGCAGCCGGGGCGAAGGGCGACAAGGGAGATACAGGCGACACCGGCCCGCAAGGGCCAGCGGGGGCGACAGGTTCGGCGGGGGCTGCGGGCGCAACCGGCCCCGCGGGTGCTGACGGGCAGGGCGTCCCGACCGGCGGTTCGACGGGGCAGGTGCTGACGAAAACGAGTGGTGCCGATTTCGCCACGGCGTGGCAGACGCCGGGAGTTGGTGGGTCGAGCGACCTCCTTTCGACCCTCACTGCGGCCGAGATCAGCGTCACGACGACCGCCACGGCGACGATTTCCCGGATGCACGGTTGCTCCGGCACGACCAGCGACTACACGGTCACACTGCCCACGGCCGTGGGCAATGCGGGCAAGCTGATCGGCTTTCGCATGGCCGCCGGATTGACGAAACTCGTCACGCTCGACGGCAACGGCAGTGAGACGATCGACGGCACGCTGACGCGGGTGATGTGGTCCGGCGAGGCGTGCATCCTGCTCTGCGACGGTACGGGGTGGACGAAAATCGCGGGCAAGACGCGACCAATGGCGTGCGCCGTGGGCCGGTCCACCCTCGTCAGCGGCGACATCCCGAACAACACCGTCACGCTCGTCCCGCTGAATAACTCAATCCTCGACGCCACGGGGCGAATGGCCGACACCGCCACGGGCCAGATGCTGGTCCTGCGACCGGGCCTATACTCTTGCACCGGCGTCATCACGTACTCCGATGCCGCCGGGACCAACCCGATGGGTGCCGCGGGTTTCGCGCAGTGCCGGATACACGCGAACAATTCGAGCACCGTGCTAATTGCGACGAACGACCACAACACAGTGAGTTGGACGCCGATCACCCTTGCCGTCGTCGACTACACGTTCGCGGCTGGAGATTCCGTGCGAATGTACGCCTACCAGTCGTCCGGCGTGTCGGTGAACGTGTTTACCGCCGGCGGCAACGCCACCACCCTCACCATCACGGAGGTGCCGACGTGGTGACGCTCGCCGACGCCTTGACGGTCCTGTACCCGGCCGCGTCGCCACTGGTGGACTACACCGTCGCCGACGACGGCACTGGCCCGCGGATCGCCGCCTGGCACCTGCCCGGGCTGCAGCCGACCGCCGAACAACTCGCGGCCGTCACCCCGGAGCATGTTGCGATGGTGCGGGCTGGCGCCCAGATGACCGCCGCCGGGGCACTGCTCCTGTCCAGCGAGCCCGTATCGCGGGCGGTTCGCGCTTCCGACTCGGTCGGGTACGAGTTGCGAAACAACGTGGCCGAAGTCCTCGGCGTCGTGATCGACCACGTCGATGAGCTTGCCGCCATGCCGCGGGCCGGCCGTGCTGCCGCTATCGCCGGGTGGATCGCCGCCGACCGCCTCGCGTGGGAGCAGGACGGGGGCGTGTGGGCAGAGGTGCCGCCGACGCCGGCAGCCGTGCTGGCGACCGGCACCGACCGCGTGCAGCGCGACGAACTACTTCCGCTCGTGGGGGCGGCCGTGGCCAGTGGGGTATGATTGACGGGGAAGCCAATTCCGTTGGTGTGACCTCTCACTAAGATGCCCGAATCTGCTCGGAGGTGAGAATGTCTGATCGCAAAATTGGGCTCGACTACGTTCGCTCAGTCGCCATCCTGCTGGTGGTGACGTGTCATCTCGCGAATGATTGGTATCAGGCCCGACCGGCTTACATCTTTCCGCTCGGCGTGCTGGGCGTTGAACTGTTCTTTGTCCTCAGCGGCTTCCTAATCGGTGGCATCTTCCTCAAGCAAACAGTGGCGAACGGCAATCGGGTTACACCAAACTTGGTGCTCGTGTTCTGGGCACGTCGTTGGCTGCGGACCGTGCCGAACTACCTGCTGTTTCTGATCGTTTTTGCAGTGTTGTTGCCTTCCACGCCGTCTTGGTCGGCCGCCGCGTACCTGACCTTCACCCAGAATTTGGCGTGGCCCATTCCGCCGTTCTACTCAGTTAGCTGGTCACTCTGCGTCGAAGAGTGGTTCTACCTGCTGTTCCCTGTTCTCTGTCTCATCGCCTTCACGGTCACGGGGCGTGTTAAGTATGCTTTTCTCACTGCGGCGCTACTGCTCTTTGTAACGCCAATCGGTCTGCGAATCGCGATCGGGCGGGGGCAACCGTGGGACGACGGCGTCCGGAAGATCGTTGCGTATCGGCTTGACGCCATCATGTGGGGCGTTCTCCTAGCGGCGGCACACCGATACCGACCAGACTTGTTTCTCTACGTTCAGCGACGGTGGGTTGGAATCGCGGGGTGGGCGTCATGCCTGCTCTGCTGCCTTTGGCTCGCGGGCCGGTACGCGGGGGAGCAGACAGACTTCTTATCTCGCCCTGACGACACGCTCATTTTTTGCGCGTTCAGTTTTTCTGCGGCCTTGGTGGTTGCGTCTGCGTCGGCCTCCGGCAGCGTTCTGCGATTTCTCGACCGTGCGGCTCTGCTCACCAGTCTCTGGTCGTATTCGATGTACCTCTGCCACATTCCTGTCTTGATCGGCTTGATGTCCGTCGCCCGCCGCCTGACGATGCTCTACCCGTCCGTGGCACCTCCACGCGAGGCGTGGGTAGCTGCTACCGTGGCGGCCATCTACGCAGTTTCTGCGGCCACGTACTACGGTTTTGAATCTCCTATTCTGCGGATGCGTGATCGCTGGACCGGACACCGGCAGACTAAAGCGTGATGACCCGTTGCGAGGAACGCGAGCGCTAGGGATCAGGGGTAGCCGTGCAAACCGGCTAGGGAACAAGAAATGGACCCACCCCCGAACGGTCCGGCAATGCCGGGCCTCGCGCTCGACGAGCTGCTCGACCAGGTCCTCGACGTTTCTCAGTCAGCAAGCGGTACCGCGGGTAGATAGTGGTGCCTTCACCACCAACCCGAGGACCGTATGGATTTCAACACCTGCTTCACCATCTGCTTCGCCTTAGCCGTTGCCTACTGGATCGCGGATTCGATCTGGGGAAAGGACTTGGGCTGAGGAAATGAAAAGAGCCGCGGATCATTCCGCGGCTCTTCCTGTTCCCGGGCGGCGTCAGAGCAATTAGGCGTGTTGCTGTGACAGGATCAGGGAAGGGAAGTGTACAGCGCCTTTCGGACTCAATCAACCAAGTAATCCCAGACCACCCGTTCCAGGTTCTCGGACCCTCGGTGTCGGGCCAGATGGCGAGCGTAGCTCAGCCGATCGAGGTTCGCGCCACCGAGTTGCTTGATCGGCGGCCCACCAGGTGGGAACTCTCGCAACGAATCGTTCAGCACACCCAGCGCGACGTTGAAACTCACGTCGGCGTCCGCACACATTTTCGCCAACCGCTCACGAGCAAGGCACGACATACCGGCAACTCCAAATGGAAAGGGCCGCGGGTATCTACCCGCGGCCCTCAGTCGTTGCTGCCGGAGCAAGAGGTTAAGCGGTCGTCTGCGATCCCGCTTGGCTTCTACTCTGCTGGGTGGGCAAGCGGTCACAGTTTGACGCGGGACAGATCGCAGAGAATCGTCAGGCACGAATCGAACTGGTCCGTTGGGTGGTCATAATTGAATCGGCCGCAACGCGGGCAAGTAACATCGCCACCGGCCCGGATAAACTCGTCTCGCCGCTTGGAAGCCTCGTGAGGCTGCTCAACTAAGGGCAACAGACGGGAGGCTTCGATGAGGCCGATGGCGCCCCGGAGTCGCACGCGCACAACGGGCGATCCAGGCTCCAACCCGAACCGGCTCGCGATCTCGGCCAGCACTGGAACTTCCGAGTCTGGTTGACCGAACGGCCACCAGCGAACAGGAGTCCCACGCGGCATGAATTCGGAAAGCCGGTCCGACTCCGCGATCTTGAATTTCAGCACGTCTTCAATCAGCATGGTCGCTCCCAATGAGGTACTTTGCTCAACCGGCACGCGGTCAGGCGTCCAAAGGCGTCCCCAGGCCAGCCATCAGCCGCCGCAGTTGCTCGCGTGTTGCGGTTGGGCCGGGTAAGCGAGTGAGGCCGTCTTCCGCCGACGACAGATACGCGGCGTCTTCGCCCATATCGTAGACAACCCACTGGCGGCCCGAAATCCGCCGTTCGACACGGCCCTCAATGGGGCATTGTCGAAAGCCTGCCCGGCCCAGCCATTCCGCATCGGCAACGGTGTCGTTCGCATCGCTCTGTTCCGGCATCTCGACGAAGTCAGCCACTTTGTTCTTGGCTTGTTCCAGCAGGCAGACGGCCTCTGTCAAAAGCGGGTGGCACCCCGCCCGCTCCACTGCAAGCATGGCCTCACGAATGGCCGTCTCAGTCGGGGTGTACAAGTCGATTCGGCACCGGCGGGCGATGCCATGTTCCACGATCTTCATTGTCAATTCTCCATGGGTTAAGGGGTACTTTGCTCATCGGGCAAGGTATCAACTGTCGCGTTTCACGATCGTTAGGGCCGTGACGTTCCGCTCTTCGAACCAGTCCTTACCGTTGCTGGCCGGGTGTTTGCAGTCGTCGTCCGGCCACAGTTTCAACGCCCATCCGTCGTCGTCCTGGTGGACGCCGCTGACCGTTCCGGTGTAGTCGGTCACGTCGAACCCAGCGCCGGTACGCCCGGTGATCCGGATCTCGTCGTATGGTCGAACTTCGCTGAACGGCGTTGACATATCTTCCTCCGCGACCGCTTTCACGTCAGGCACGTTGCGCTTGCCGTTCCCGCTGTTCTTGTTGGTATGTCTCTTCCAGGTCGATTCGCCGTTCCAGGATCTCGATCCGAGCCTGCAGGCCCTGGATGATTTTGAAGAGTTGCTCCATGCTCTGAAGACCCTTCTCGGACAGGCCGATCACGCGATCGATCTCGCGGTCGATTCTCTGGACTCGCTCTTCCAGCATCATGACATGACCTCGGTGAGTTTGGGAAAGCGGCCGAGCACGTGCTCGGCCGCGAAGACTTGGCATTAGCCGGGGTACCTCCTCTGCGGCACGCCGGCCGGCGGCGGCGGCGGCGGTTGCTTCTTGAGCGTTTCGAGAAGATCCTTCGCGAAGGGGGTGTCGACGTATCGATCCCGTGCCCAGTTCAGAACCCGCCGACGCTGGTGCTCGTCAAGGGGATCGAGAGCGGCGACGATGGCTTCCATCGCGGACAGTTCGGCGCGCATGATCTCTGCAACAGTACTCACGATAACTCCGTGAAAGGGTGAATGCGGCCGGGCGTTTGCTCGGCCGCGTGGAATTCTGCTGAGGCCGCGTTATGCGGCGCCAGTCTGTTCGATCTCACCGAGATCCGCGGCCGCGATTCCGGCCGGCGTGATGTGATAGCACGCCTTCCCGTCGAGTGATCGCCGGATGACGACCAGGCCGAGTCGTGCGAGCTCCCGCAGTTGCTGCTCTTCCTTGTCCTTTCGGGACCAGTTCCGAACCTGCAAGAACGTCAGCCCTTTCGGGTGCGCGTTCAACAGACGTCGGAGCATCCGCCACGGCGCGGCTTCGAGGTGTCGTGTCAACGCGCACCTCCTTCCGACACCGGCACGGAGCTCCGAAGCCGGCCGATCTGAACCCGGACATCACGGATCGCCGTGTGTCGATCGCCGTGGCCGCGGCCGAGCTTGTCAGCCATGATCGACAGTTCGCCGGCGACGTCGAGGACTAACGCGTGAGTGACCGCGGCCATGCGATCACTCAGCGCGTCAGCGAACAGAGTAGGCTGACTCTCCGGCCGCTCGATGATCGCCTTGACGGTCTCAGCGAGTCGACGTTCTGCGTCCCTGCAGGCAGAGAGGTCAGCCGGCTTCCTGCTTCGGAAATAGTCGGCTTGCATCTTCAGCAACCGGTCCACCTGCCTCGCGAGGTCGACCAGCGCCACGCGGGGCACGAGGGGGATGTTCTTGCCGTTCAAGCGTCACCCCCTTCCGCAAGTAAACTCAGCACGGAAGGCGTGCTTTGGTACTCTGCGATTTCGCGGATGATGTTTTGAACCGCACTTTCGGCGATCAAGGCTTTTTGCTTGGAGTGGGGCACACCATGCCTCTCCTGACCGTGGGCCTTGATCATCTCCTTCACCAGGTCGACGAAGTGGAGCCACCCGGCGACGTCGCCGTTCATCATCGCCATGACTTGCTTGAACAAGTCGAAGGGCTGCTGAAGAGGCGACTCGGGGAAGAGGTTCGGTTGATTGCTCAAGCGGCACCTCCTTCCGCCGGCCGTAGCTCGTCGGTCCATACCAGACAGACTTCGGGGTCGATGCCGTCGGATGGTCGGAGCCAGCACGCCGTGCGATCGCCGACCCGTTCACTCCGAAGGATCTCGCCGGACCGCTGGCCGAAGCGGGTGTCGATCCAGACGACCCGCGCGCCGATTCGAGGCGTGGTCATGCGGCACCGCCTTTCACCGGCATCGGCTTGCGGGCGATGCGGAGCAGGTTGTACACGCAGACGCACTCGCGCCAGTTGAGCTTGTAGTCGCTCGCCACCCACACCACTTCACCGACGGTGACCGAGTTCAGTGCCACGCCGCCGCGGACGGCCGCGTCGAGCAGTTGGCCGACGGTGTGGATGCCACGGGCCACCAGGTGGGCGGTGACGATCTCGGGAACTTCAGGGATGTCGCAGATCAGCACTTGAGGAGGCATCAAGCGGCACCCCCTTTCGCCATCACCGGCGAGAACGAGCGGCCGAGCACCCAGTCGACCACGTCGCCGTGGTTGAGCACCCACGAGGCCCCGAGCTTCGAGACCACTTCGGCCTTGAAGTCGTGGTACCACTCAAGGGCTGTCTCGCGGCCGACGGCGTCGTTCATGATCGCCAGTGCGAGTTGAGCGGCGGCGGTCCCGTGATCGCCCCAACCGAGTTCGCCCGCGTGCTGCCGAAGGTGTGTGCAGAGCGATAGGCGGGATGACACCGCGTTGACGCTGATTCGACTGACGAACCGCTCGCCGGCGATCGTGACGCCGACGTACGCCGCCGTTTTGGGGTGGAGGGGAGCGTTCAAAGGGCACCCCCTTTCGCCGGCTTGCCGTGGCGGCCGTTGGTCGGTTCGGCCGCAGTCTCGCCCGCCTTCACGGGCACGGAGTACACGCCGATGCGGAAGCGGCCGGCCTTCAACTTCGCCGTCCCGTCGCCGTCACCGCCGGTCGGCGACGGGTCGGTGTCGAGCGTGACGCCGCGGCCGCGGAGCTCGGCCGCGATCGCATCGGCGAGCTTGTTCATGCCGCTATCGCGGTAAGAGGAAATCATCCCGATCAACTGCTCGTTCGGGAGGGCCTTCAGCGACTCGGCGAACGTCGGCTCGGCCGGCGCGACCGCCTTCGGCTTCAAAGCCACGCGCTGCTCGCCCAGGTAGACCGGCGGGAACTTGGCCGGGAACCACACGCTGTTCATCACGGCCTGCACGTCGAACTCGTCGACCGGCGGCGTCTTCGCGTAGCTGAACGTGTACTGCCACTCGCTCCGGGCCCCGCTGCCCGTAAGCTTCTTGACCTTGAACACGCGGCCGCGGAGGTTGTCCCCCAACCCGAAGTTGTTCTTGAAGACGCGGAGCACGCGGGGGATCCACACCTCCACGCCTTCGAGGGATTGGCCGTTGCGGACGAGCACGGCCGCGAAGCCGTTCGGCCGCGGCGGTTGACTGGCACATAGCGCGCACTCGTCCCCGACGCAGGGGACCGTGTTGCGGCTGCCGAAGTGCGTCTGCACTTGGTAGATGTCCCCCAGGAACCAGACGAGGTCGAGTTCGCCGGGCGACCAGGGGATGAGGCGGCTGTCGTCGTTGCGGATGGCTTGGCCCGGCGTCGGAGGGGACGCGGGACCGGACGCGGGTGACGAGGTCACCCGCACCCAGGTGGGTGTGGACATACTGTGGACTCTTGTGCCGGTGTCCGCTGGTCGCGATCGACCCCCCACCGCGTGGTGAGGGCTTGCGTGTCGATCGACGACGTGAACGCGGGTCATCCGGCAAGGCGACTCTAACCCACCCCCGACCCCGAAAAAAGTGACCGGCTGTCCACCACCGTACCAGGGCCGTCATGACCACTTTTGGCACGCATCGTGCAGTGGTCAAAAAGTGATCATTTCAAGTCCGGAAAGTCCGTTTCACTTCTAAGCCGCCTAATTTGCCCCAGAATCGATTTTCTCCGTCCGGACGGGAAAAGTTCCGACCGAGGGGGATATCGTGCGAATTTTGGGCATCCTGTGCGATTCTGGGCGGCATCGGCTCGGCCGTCAGACCCGGACCCGACCACTCGACCCGACGTCCGGCGGCGAGCGGCGACCCCCGCCTCGGACCGGCCGCGGGCCGTTTTCAGCCCCCCGGGCGGTTGGGAGTCCCGAGCGCTCGGGGTCCCGAGCGCTCGGGGTCCCGAGCGGCCGGGGTTCCCGAGCGCTCGGCAGGCCCGAACGCCCGGGGTTCCCGAGCGTCCGGGGTTCCCGAGCGTCCGGGGTTCCCGAGCGTCCGGGAGCCCCGAGCGTCCGGGGACCCCGAGCGTCCGGGACTCCCAACCGCTGAGGGGTCCCGGACGCCGGCCCAACCCGGGCGTTCGGGGAGGCCCGGACGTACGGTAAGGCCCGGGCGAAGAGCGCTTACGCTTCGCTTCGCCTCGCTTTTTTGGTTAGAACAACCTCAAAACGAAGCGAAGCGAAGCGAAAGCGTCTGCCAGGGGTGGGGGTCCGGGGGCGGGGCGGTGGCCGATGGGTTCGTGGCAGAAATCAGCCGGGACGGGCCGCGATTTCGAATCGGCGACGGCTGGCGTTGCGACGGCCGCGTTTCGGACCCCAAACCGGGTCAAATGTGGTCCGAGGGGGAGATCGGGACCGCTAGGGCCATCCTGAGCGATCCCTGAGGGGTCCGATTGGCCGTGCTGAGGGTCGATACGAGGGGGTCGGGAAGGCCCGTTTCCGGCCGGAGAAGTGGCCCCCTGCTCGCAGGGCAGGGCAGGGGGGGTGGGAATGTGCGTTGCGGAAATATTCCGAAAATATTTTTCGGGAAATTTTTCGGGACTATTTTGGGTCATCCTTCGGCCGAAACGCCTCTTCCAATTTCTTCTGATCGGCCTCCAGTTGATCGGTCGCCTTCTTCAGACGGTCGCTCAGCTTGGTGTCGGCAGGGCGATCGGCCTGCCACTTCTTCAGGTTCTCATTGGCCTCCTTCGAGGACTTCTCCGCGGCCTGGGTGATCTCGCCGCGGACCCAGGCCCGGCCGCCGAAGAACAGGCAGGTGCCGGCCAGCATCGCGCCGATCCAGACGGCGAAGAGGGTGGTTAGGAAGTGTTCCAACGGGCTCATCGGCTCGTTGGGGGCGGTTCGGCTGCTCATCGGATCAACTCCCAAGGTAGTCGAGATCGGTCACCATTTCCTTAGATATTGAGTGAGGACTCGCGGCCACTTCGGCCGCGGTGGACTTACTCATAATCGACGGAGCGGACTGTGTCAGACCCTTACCTCAGGTTTCAAGAATTCAAGGACGGCGAACTCATTCCGGTCGAGGTGCGGCAATCCGAGGTGAACCAGCTCGGCGGCTTCATGGTGGGTGCCGGCTTGCGGGTGCCGGACGACTCAGACTTGGATGAGCGGTGTCCTGGCTGTCGACGAACGCTCGCCATCCGCAATCGAGCCCGGATGGTCTTACTCCGGAAGGCCGTCGATAAGTTTGCCCTTGAGCACCGTGACGAGTGGGAAAAGCCAGATGTGCAAGGCGGCACGAGAGAATCGTGACCACAGGTCCGCATCACTCGGGGTCCATGAAGCTGACGGCCAACCCTTCGCCGTGCGGCTTGACGCGGACCTTCGCCCGGGTGGGCGGCACGCCCTCCCCGTAAAGCATTAGGGTCACAACGTACTCTTGGACCGGCTTGGATCTGCCGTTCCTGGATGACCAGATGAGGTGCGTGCTCCCCACCGGCATCCAGCAAATCTCGATCTCCTCGGACTCGCCTTCCCGAAGTGTGTATGTCCCGCTGCCGAGGGGCAGCTTCACCAGCTCGGGGCCGTTGAAGGCCCCTTCGATCGTGTCGGTCAGCAGGGTCTCAAGCATCAACCCGCATTCCTTCAGCGTCGACCGGGAGGTGTTCCGGATCGTGACGCAGTACCTGAGTCTATCGTTCCCAGGGCCGGACGGGGGATCGGAGAACCGTGTTCCGAAAATCGCCCGGCGCACGAAATCCAGGTCCGGGGTGGGTCGAAACTTGTACGCGGTCCAAGAAAAACAAACGATCAAGTAGATGGCCAAACCGATGCCGCCAACGAGCCATCCAATGGGTACGTTGACGGACGTATGGAGGAAAAACTCACTCACGGCTGCCACGCTCAGACCCACGAAGGCGGCCAAGGACACGACCCAACCGCCAACGCTCCCGACCTGATTGTAGCCCGCGCGGGCCAT